ACGAATCTTATCTTTAATAATCATATTCATAGAGGAGAAGATTTTAATATCCAACAAATCTTCAATGACTTCTCTACGATGAGCAGCAGGAAGTTGCATAAAAGGAACAAAAGTACTTGAACCTAAAAGTACAATTTGAGTAAAACTACGAAAATCCATTTTTAGAACATTTTGTTCTAACCATTTCTGTTGATCTATTGTAGATGATTTTTGGTCCAATTCTTCATTATCACGAAATATTTTAAAAATATTTGGTTTTATACCTCTCTGAACTTTCCATTTTGTTTTACCTATACTAAATTCAACTTCAACTACCAAATCTTTTTCATTTACAGAATTCATTAATTGAGGTCGATTAATTTTTCTAAAAGGTTTATTAAAAAGTGAAAAACATAAAGCATCCAATATGGTACTTTTTCCTGCACCATTAGTTCCAATAATTAAAGTAGTATTATTCTTGTTTAAGTTTATTGTCGTTGACTGCTGCCCTGTACTCAAAAAATTTCGCCAAGATACAGTTTCAAAAATAATCACAACCTAAAATTTATTACTAACATTATCATATCAGATTTTTATTCTTTTGTCCACCTTTTCTTTTGTGCTTTTCTCATATTTTCCAAATGTTGTTCACTAAATTTTATACCTTTTCTAGATTCACTTCTTTTTTTTCTTTCCTCTTCGCTTTGTTTTCTTCCTTTTGTTTTACTAACTCTTTTTGATATTGTTTCTTCACTTTGTGTTTTGCCTGTTTGTTTTTTTCTCATTTTTTCTAAAGATTCCGGATTATGCATAGGATTATTTTTTTTCATCCTTTCACTTTGATTTTTTTTCCATTCATCACTTTTTTTATGACCAGAATTTCCTTCTCCACCATTTGACTTATTTCTTAATATACCATTTCCTAGGTCTTTCCTACCCAAAATAGAAATCATATAAATTTCATGCTTGAATGCTTCTTTCTCCGTAAGATTTTCTTTTAAAATAAGTATTCTTTCTTCTGGAGGCACTCCAATTATGTTCTTTCTATCTCTTCCATTATGAGAAACAAACAATCTTTTACCAGAACCTTTACCAATATAATAAGGTGTTCGATCTTCTCTTAAATATGCATAGGTATAAAACATTTATTGTTAATGTATTTAAAATTATTTAGACATATAAATCATTCACACAATAAAATTAAATAAGATCATAATCAGAATCTGGAGGAATTACAATGTCGTCAGCAGTAATAAGTGTGTATTGATATCCATGTAGTTCGCAAGTTTTTATCATCACCTCATCTTCTATTTCAATCACATGCATTTCAGGATAACCATTTTCTTCTAACATCATAGCATATCTTGAAGCATCATCCTCTTCAGCAAAAAGATAAAGAATTTGATCTCCATCATCATCTGTAACAGAATATGCTCCTTCTTTTTCTCTTCCATTAATGGTTAGAATAAACATTTTAAACTAATTCACATGCCTCTTGATAAATCTCTTGCAGTAACTTTTGAACAACTGATTTATCAAGATTTACTTCTGCCTCCTCAATGTATCTATTCAGAATGGACATAGTATCTTCAGAATCAAATGCTTCAAAATCTTCGGATTCTTGAATTTGAAAATTTTCAATAATCTTAAGTTCTGATACATTTGATGCATAAAGTTTGTCAATAAACTTCTCAAATTGTTTTGTATCAGATTTTTTACGAACAATCACTTTAACAATTTTATTCGCATATTCGGAAGCATCAAACATTTGATGAGGAGTATCCTCATAATAAATGTTATAGAATAATCGATAAGGATTATTGATTGGTGTATGTTCTAAAGTTTCTGTATCAAAAATAGTAAATCCACGAGGATCATTTACATCGTTCCAAAACATCTCATAAGGATTACCAAGATAGAAGACAGTTCCATTATCAGAACGAGTGTGGTAATGACCAGAAAATACCTTTGTGAAGTTTTTAAAAATATTTGCTTCCAATCCATGCTCCATTACCACAGAACGATTTACACGAAATCCTTGAAGTTCAAGGTGTCCCATTGCAATCTTACACTTTGTTTTTTTAATTAACTTAAGAGATTGCTCTTCATTTTCCATACAAATCCAAGGAAGTAGAAGCACATTCAAATTACCAACTTTAATTTCCGTTGGAGATGAATATGTCTTTACATTTGGATATGATTGCAGAAGAAGATTTGGTGAATTTACATTGTTAGTATTTTTATAATAACAATCATGATTACCAGTAATCAAATGAACGTCATATTTGGAAAGAGGTTCAAATACAACTCTCTTTGCCCACTCAAAACTTTGATAATCAATTGACTTACGACTATCAAAAGCATCTCCCATATGAATGACTGTGGTAATCCCGTACTGTTCCAGCGTCGGGAAAAACACATTCTTGTAGAAGAGTTCAAAATAGTCCTGAAAAAGTTTAGAACCTTTCCTCGCGCCCCAATGACTATCTGTTAAAATTCCAATTTTCATCAATAACGAAGTTTAGAGTGTACGCCGTCTTTAATGCTATTATAATCGGAATAATTGCCACCGTCAACACTATTGTCATCCGTAAACACTTCACTGAATCCTGAACGCTCAATGATTTTATTCTTGATTTCTAACTGACGCTTTTCTCTTTGGATTCTGCGGAGAAATGCATAATGAATAATCTGCGTAAAGTAAGCAAAAGGATTTTGGGATTTCTCAGGATTAAAATTATGAATGTACTGAACGCAATTTTCGATTCCATCAGAAATCATATCCTCCTTGAACATATAGTTTACGAAGTTAGGTTTAAAGGAGAGATGATTTGCAATCTTGAGAAAGCATTCTCCAATATAACGTGGAATAGGTGGTTTTGGTTTGTCTTGAAGACGTGCAATATCAATGTCCTCACGATACTTAATCAATGCTGCAAGAAACTCTTTGTTATTGACGTAATGCTCTGACCTCTTTCTTTTGGCCATAACTGCTGTAGTTATCATAAGTTTTCATCATTATTATGTAGATATTATAACACTTCTGTAAATAGTTGACAAGGTATTCAAAAGTGTGTATAATTACCTTTGTCGAGGTTGATAAGATTAGCTTTAAGAATCTTTAAAGAGTTTCTCTAAGAGCTCTTTAGCATCATTGATATTTGAAATATATCCCATTCTACGATTGAGTTTGGATTGATTTCTTTTTTCTTTGTAGGACTGACGTACATAAGATTGATACATCATAATCATTTCAATATCAGAAGATTCGGACAGAGTTAAAATATCTTCTAAATTTAAAATAAACATATCTTCAGTGGTTGTCTTTAACCAAGGTTCTATTTTATATCCAGAAATACCACCTCTACCTTTAATTTCAGAAACAACAATAGGATTTGAAACTATAAGCATAGTCCTGTCTTCTTCTTCTGAAGCAGCAACTTTAGCAAAGATTTCTTCACCTGATTTTAATTTAACAGTTGCATAAAAATCTTCTTCAATTCCCATCTTTCTTTAAGTTTATTGTAATTAATTCGTAATTAAATTGCTCTTCATTATATATTTTTATACGTTCAATTAAGTGATTTAAAGTATAATTTTTTCTTGAGTTATAAGTACAATCATCAGATATATCATAAAGAATTGCTTTTGTTTTATCTTTACCTTTTCTTAGCACTCTTCCAATTGATTGTAAGTTCCTGATTCTGGATTTACTTGGAGAAGCAAATATAATATTGTGTAAGTTTTTAATATTAATACCAGTACTAAATGTTCCGTAAGAAGCAACAATGATTGCATTGTTTTCTTTTTCGGTAATTTCTCTTACCAATTCTCTTTCTTCTGTGTCTACGCCACCATGAACAAAGAATACTTTACGATCATCTCGCTTGCTATTATTTATTTGTTCAAAAAGTATTGCTCCATGTGCTTCTACTCTGGAGAAAAGAACAAGAGTATTTCCTTTTAAATCTAAAGTTAGATTTGTAATAAATTTATTTCTTTTTTCATGTCCAATTAAATATTGAATTTCATCTTCATAAGTTTCAAACTTTTGTGGATTATGTTTCAGAACAAGACAACGAATATTTAACTGAGAAAGATGTCCTTGCTGCATTAACTCTGCAGTTCTTGTAACTTTATAAGAAGGACCAAATAATCCTTCAAGAACCCATTTGTGAGTTTGAGTTCCATCTAAAGTTCCTGTAAATCCAAATCTATATTTTGCATGATGAAGTTTAGTCATGATTTCTATTAATGACTTACTCTTGAATAAATGTGCCTCATCACCTATAATGACTCCATAATCCTCAAAGAATGAACGTTCTAACTTATAAACAGATTGCCAAGTTGTAATCGTTACAGGATGCTCATTTGTTTTCTCTCTACCAGAATAAATTCTGTGACAATATGACTCAGCATCCCAACCATAATCCTGAAAATCCTTGTACATTTGCTCTACAAGAGATGTCGTTGGAACAACTAAAAGAATTTTTTGTCCTTTGTCAACAAAATATCTCACGACTGAATAAATCATCAGAGATTTGCCGCTCGCAGTGGGGCTTATCAATAGTTTTCTATTGTACTTTAAAGCTTCGTATACTCCCTCTATTTGATAATCCCGTGGAGAATGAGAACATATAGATGCCATATAATCTTTGACACCTTCTTTTGAAATATTTTCATTTACCTCAAAAGGTAAACCATAAAATTTATTTTCTTTAAATTCGTATGTATAATTGTGAAGTTCAAGTTTATCAATAACTTTATCTAACAATCCCACATAAATCTCACCTGTATGAACACTTAAGAGTCT